ATGACAATAGATAAAAAAACAATAAAATTATTTCAAAGAATAGATACAGTGCATGGACATTGTGAAGAGTGTGAAGAAGAAGCAATTTTAGTTGCAATTGTTCAAGAGTATTATAGATGCACAAACTGTGGACATGATACTAAACAACATGTTAATGGAAGAATAAGATATATGTCTTTATCAGAGTCGGATAGAAATTTTATAAAACAACATTACAAAAATGGCTAAGAGAACTTTTAAACATTTTACTCCAAGACCTAAACCAAAGAAACGTCCAGGCGTTCACAAAAAAAGAAAGAACAAAAATGAAAAACGCGATTTTAAGAAATATAACCGTCAAGGCCGACGAGCTAGCTAGACAGTATAACAAGACTAAGGATCCAGGCATCAGGGATCAGTGGTATGCTACTGTTAGAAAAGCTGCTGAACATGCACCTAAAGAGGAAATGGGTTATAGAATTAATTTTAAAAGAAAAAGTTAGGACTCAAGTTCAGGCTCCTGTTGAAAAGGAACACATGAATACTTTGGGTAAAATTTATACTGATTAATTTCATCTTCTTTAAATAATTCACCATTAAATAATACTTCAAACGACTCACCTAATCCGTTCTTTATACAACTAGAATAGGTATCATAAACCTGTTTATATGCGTATTTATTTTGATCCACTTCTCCACATTGATTTGCGACAACTGAGCATATGTATATTGTAAGAAAAAATTTCATTGACAACTTTGCTAATATATAATAATCTTATGTATAATTTTAAAAATTACGAAAGAGGATATCATATTTATGAATACATTAAAATATAAATCGGTCGCACTCTCACATGACAGCTGTGATAAATTAGATAAGATCAGGAAAGTTATTGTACCTGATGTAACTGTTTCTAGAGCAAAAACTTTAGATATATTAATCAACGAGAAAGTAAGAAAATTAAATGGGAAACTCCAAATATCTAGTAAGTAAAGTAGTTCAACTACATGAAGCAAACAATCCATTGAGAAGTCTTTGGAGAAATGTTTTGATTGTAGGTATAGAAGACTTTTTGAAAAAAAGAGAATTACAAATTAAATATAATAATAAAAAAGTAACATTAGAAGAACTTTGGTTTCATAATAATGACTTTAAATTAATTTGTGAGTGGTCGGATCTAAATCCAGATATCGTTAGAAAAAGAGTATACGAAGCAATAGAAAGGATGAAAAAACAGTATGCAAAAAAAAATATGCCCGAGATGCCAGGGAAATGGTTTTATAAAAGTAAAGGAATCAATAGAAAACCCAACAGAAGTAGTACAACAATGTACTCTATGTAACAGTCAAGGAGAAATCATGATTGATGAACAAAGAAGCAAATCAATAGAAACTGAAAGATTAACATTAGAATCTGTTTTAGTTAAACAGCTAAACGGAATTATAAAAAAACAAAATGATGAAATTGATATGTTAATTAAACAGAAAAAATTTTTACAATCTAAGTTAAGAGAGAGAAAAAATGATTAGAGGAGATAGTAAAGATTATGACTTATTGGAGAAGTGGTCTAAAGACTTTGATTGTCAGGGTTATAAGACTTGTGAGATCGGTGTTCGAGAAGGACTGGGAAGCAAAATTATTATGGATGGTGTTCTTAATAACTATATTCATGTGGGTGTCGATCCTTACGCCAATTTAAAATATCAACACTATGACGATAGTCCTGCATACACTGCAGATTATACTGATGAGATGCGAGATACGTTGTTAAAAGATATGATGTCATATCGACAACAAGGTAGATTTACTTTGTGTAATATGACTGATGAAGATTTTATGAACATATCAAAACACAAAGATTCTAAATTTGCTTTTGTGCATTTTGATGGACCACACATGACTAAAGATGTAATAACTGAATCAATCTGGTTTGCAAATAGATGTGCACCACATACACGTTTTGTGTTTGATGATCATAGAAAATATCAAATGAGTACCATTGCACATGCTTTAACTTTCTTTGGTTTTAAGACAGTTGAGATGGGTGATAATAAATGTTTATTGGAGAAAAAATAATGGCTGATCCATTTAGAAAGATGTATGCAGAAAGATATAAGCAAATAAGTTTAAATAAAAATGCATCAAAAAAGTTAGAAAGTTTTGGTGATAATTTTGTTTGGAATGGTCTTAGACCAAAAAGAAAAATGAAGAGAGGTAGAACTATTGAAGCAATGGCCTGGCAATATGGTGTTATAAAAAATACTAATAGAGCTATTGTCTGGCGTAATGGAAAGTTTGAAGTTGTAGAAAGTTATAATGAGAAATAATCAATCTATTAAAAGATCACTGAAAGAAAAAATTTTTCATGTAAAAGCTTCAATGCCTATGTTAGCGTATACACATATAGCTGACATAGTTAAATGTTCTAAGTCTACAGTTGCATATTACTTAGGTGCAGATACTAAATCGATTATACAAAAAAAATTATGTAGAAAAACTTTTCCAAAACTACATAGATTTTGTTACTATCCTGGTAAACCAAGCTTAGGACAAAAATTAAATCACAATAGATTACTTAGAAAATGTTTTAGAAGTTATCTATATGGAAGAAATAGAAAGGGTAAATACAGAGAGGGTATTATGGAACTAAAAGCAAAAACAAAAATATTTGATTTATTAAATAAGTTATGGCCTGGAATGAAAAATGAAAAAGATGTTTTTCAAGCGGTTAATCAATGGACAGGAGAACCTTTAAAATATGATAATGGTAAACCAATCATGACTCCTTACACACGTTGTAAATTAACAAATGAAATAATTAGTGTTAAGAGTGGAACCTGTCATGCAGATCACGTTGATGGAGATCGAACTAATAACACTGTAGATAATTTTTCTGCTGTCATTGGTTGGTCTAATCAAGCAAAAGGTTCAGCGATTAGTTATAAAGATATGGCTGATAAATTTATTACTATTCTACAAAATGTTAGAAAGTATGACAAAGAAGTTGATGAATTAATTAAAACCAGAATGGAGCAAAATGATAAAGTGGAATAAAAAATTTGAATACCCAAAGACTATAAGAGAAGCAATTGAAGGCCAACGTCACTATGTAATTAATGACGAAAAATTACCTAGTGTTACAACTATATTATCTGCTACACAAAGCGCTGAGAAGAGAGCTAGCTTAGAAAAATGGAAGAGAGAAAAAGGTGAGGCCGTTGCTGAACAGATAAAAAATACTGCTGCGAACAGGGGTAGCATCATGCACCATATCATAGAGTCCTATTTACTGGGCCAAAGACATGCCGATTTAAGCGATTTAGGTAAGCAAGCAGGGGTAATGGCCCAAACTATCTATAATGAGGGCCTAGAGGGCTGTATGGACGAAATATGGGGGTCTGAGGTGGCTTTGTACTATCCTAAATTGTATGCAGGAGCCACTGATTTAGTAGGTGTTTATGAAGGTCAAGAGGCTATTGTAGACTTTAAACAATCTAATAAACCTAAAAGACGTGAATATGTTGAAGATTATTTCACACAACTTGTAGCATATGCCATGGCCCATAACACTATATATGGTACTAAAATTAACAAAGGCGTTGTTTTAATGTGTACTAAGGATAACTATTTTCAACGATTTGTGGTTGAAGGACAAGAGTTCAACCGGTACGTGTGGCAATGGCTAAGAAGAGTGGATGAATATTATGGCAAGAAAGTGTCTAAATAAAGGCGTCATGGTTCAGGCATCCGGCTTCAGGGGTCATGTTCCATATATAAGGATATTTTTAGGGTTTTATAAAAAAATTTTTTTTATTTTTTTAAACACTGGAACATTGGAACATTGGAACAAACTATTGATATTATTACATAAATTGAAGAAAAACACTCAGAACATCCAGAACATAAGTATATCAACACTTTTAGAACATACACTTTTAAAAAACATAGATATATCAATGGTTTTTTATGTTCTAAAAACCCAATTTAGAAGGGGTTTTGTGAAGTTTTAGTTTTACTAAATCATAAAAAAATAGCATATAGAGATTATGAAGAAGCCAATCATATGTAAAATTAAGAAAAAGAAATATTATTTATGTAAAATTACATGGATTGATATCACAGGTGAAGAAGATCACGCTGCACCTGATCAGTTTGATAAAATGGATTATTCAACATTGATTACTTATGGATTTGTATATTCTAAAAACAAAAGAGAATTAAAAACATTTTCTACTTATGATGTTGATGATGAAGTATTTAGTGGCAGAAATGTATTTCCAATTGGCTGTGTTAAAAAAATTGAGAAGGTATTAATTTAATGAATCTGTTTCTTTTAGATTTTTATCTGTATATAGTTTCGTTTCTTCTTTTACTTTCTCTTTTAAGTCTTCAACTGCTACACCATCTAGGATTGGTGAGTAATCGTCAATTATTTGTTTCATCCTTGACTCTAATTCTTCTGTCGTTAGGTCTTCTAGCTTACCAGTACGGATTATCTTTTGTTCTATATATAGACCAGCCGCTTTCCCTCTCGCGACTTCAGCATTAACTGCAGCCGACCAAGCTTTTTTATCTCTAGCTTCATCCCTAAGTTTGGCTAACTCTGTAATATGAGATCCAAAAGTAACTTCAAATTTTTTCTGCCATTCAGCTCTTAACTCTCCTATGTATTGAACTACAAGTGGATATAATTTTGGATTTTGTAATTTACTTGCAGCCTGCCTTGCTGAATCTTTTGCATAACCTGCCTCTATTGCACATTGAGTAGCTGTCTTTCGACCTTCTTCTGCAATTAATAAATTAGCAAACTTAATTTGTTGTTCCGTTAGTTTCTTCGGTAGTCCCATTTTGCTCCTCTTCAAATCCTTCTTGTAGTAATTCAGATACAGATTTCTCTTTTACTCCAAATATTTCGTTAAAATTTTTACGGTATAAATCATTTGATACTCTTGATTTACCATCCCATTTTCTTCCTTTTTCTTTTTGCGACATAATTTATCTTGTATTGACTTTTAGCATAACAATCATATTATATCAACTGTTGTTAGGGTAAATTAATATTTAACACAAGTATTCTGGTTCTTCCTAACAATGGTTGATTTATAAAATATGGCGTTCGGCTTACGAAGTTGAGTCTTACTCCCTCAATTGATACTGGGGCGCCATAAAAAAGTTATGAATGGAAAATTATTAAGACAAGTTTTAGATAAGATGTTGAAGTCACCTGTTGCAGGTGAAGCAAGAGTTCAAGTATGTTTGCCGGATGGCAAATATTATGACATTACCTCTTTACAATTATTAGAAAATAAATTATTGGGAGTTCGAGAGTCACACAGACTAGTATTTACAGTTAAAGCCGAGACATGGAATATGGGTAAAGTTTTAAAGAAAATAGGTTAGCCTGTTAACTTGAAACCTGAAACCAAATTCTATGCACAAATTAAAAAATATTTTAAAGATTTTTCGCTCATTAGACTTGAGAATATTAGTGTTCCCGGTACTCCTGATCTATTGGTCTATAATAATTCTGGGCACTTTTTCACTCTAGAATTAAAAGTTACAAAGACAAACAAAGTAACATTTTCTCCACACCAAATAGCCTTCCATATTAAACATCCTGAGAATACATTTATCCTAGTTTTGGATGCCTCTCTTAGGCTTCCAAAACTTTATGAAGGAAAAAGAATCCGGGAGCTTGTTGCTTGTGGCCTGGCCCTGGAACCCAGGGCCGTTGGTTATCACGCTTGTTGCTTGATGCTTGACGCTTTGTAAACAGGCAAATTGTCCTGCGACAAAATGTCGCAGCTGCTTGCCGCTTGGTACCCATTCTTCACTGCCCAGGATTCATGAATCCTGATCGCTGTCTTGCTCAGTCTCGGGTCGCTTGTTGCTTGACGCTTGTGGCTTGACGCTTGACGCTTCATCGTCCTTCTCTTTCTCTCCCAGATTTTTTAATTTCTTTTTCAACTCCTGGTAGTATTTAGGATGTTTAAATTCATGAGCCATTTTTCTTTATGTCCTCTTCTGCTTCTTTACGATTTACAAAAAATTTTTTAGTAAATAATTCCTGGTTTACACCCTTGATGAATTTACTCAATTTAATTTTCTTAATTCGTTTGGATCCGTTGTTTACTCTGTAAATATATAAATTAACTTTGTCTGTCATTTTCTATAATATCCTGGTGTTGCGTAGCTATGAGGCGCGCAACCTTTAGGCGCCTCAGGGCATTTTTGATTTAAATTATTTAAAAATTTTTTGCACTTTCTAACATATGCTTTTGAAAGTAATTTCTCATCATACAAAAAATAGTTTAATAAATTATTATGTTTACTTCTAATGCTTGCCATAAACTACCGTTTGAACTCTTTTGTCCCAGCATTTTCTACAATCTAAACATTGACCCTTTTGATCAGGCGCGGGGCAAGTTCTATTCTCTGTAGTAGTGACGCCACTTTCATGAGACCAGGCGCTAGAAGGTGACCCGTCAATTTTTGATCTAGATAAACGTATAACCAAATTTTCGGGAACGTCTTTTGGATCTGGTAAAAATTGTCTTTCCTGAGTTGGTAACCAGTGTTTAGTATTTGGTGTCAACCTGCAAACTTTCAAAATTTTTTCCATATGCTCTTTTGATTGAACATCGCCTGCATCATGCCACCTGAACCATTTTTGGTTTTTTATTTTTGTGGCCATTGCTTCGACCCATAGCGGGTGATCAATTGCTTTCAATCTTCTGTATTGAGCTTTTTTGATTGCAGGGTAACGCGTGTAATTTCCTTTTTTAGCGTAACAGCTGAAGCAGGGCGTCCCTGGTACTTGAGCTAATTTCCATCCTGTTTTACATTCCCACGCGGGCAGGCTGTAAGATAGGCCAGGCATTTTACTCGTTCGAGTAAAGCTATCTGTAATTTTTAATGCTTCTTTTATATTCATAACTTTTTACCTTTTGTTGTTTTTTATAATTATGCATATTTAATTTCAAAAATATCCTATCCAAAATGTCGCAGGGTTCCTGATGTTTGAGTCAACTGTACAAATTGTCATGCGACAAAATGTCGCAGCCGCTTGTCGCTTGGGGCTCACAAAAAAA